CGAAGCCGCCGATGTGGTCGGCCGCTTCAAGGCCTGGCGTGCAGCCGAGCGCGGCGAAAGTCAGCCCGCCGCCGCAGGCGGCGGCAAGCCCCCCAACCCCAATCCAGCCCTGACCAGTCGGCGCAAGCGCCAGCTCGAGAGCGCCACCGCCGTGCGCTCGCGGCAACCGAGTGCCGCGGCCGGCATCCCGGACGATCCCGAGCAGGCGTGGAAGGCCTTCGAGCGGATGGGGCTGTGACGAGGACCCGGTAAATGACCACCACCACCACGCGCTACAGCGACGCAGGCGTTTCGCCGCGCACGAACGTCTACGCCGAACGGCGGATGCTCCAGCACGCGGCCCCGCAGATCGTGCTCGACCGCTTCGGCCTCACTCGGCCGATGCCGCGCAACAAGACCCAGACCATCAAGTTTCGCCGACCCAAGGTGTTCGATGCCGCGACCACCCCGCTGGTCGAGGGGGTCACGCCCACGGCCACGCAGTTCAAGTACGAGGACGTGCAGACCACCCTCAAGCAGTACGGGCAGGTGATCGAGATCACCGATCAGATCGAGGACACCCACGAAGATCCGGTGCTCAACGACGCCTCCCGCCAGGCCGGCGAGAACATCCGCCGGACCACCGAGGCGCTCCCCTACGGCGTGCTCAAGGCCGGCACCAACGTCTTCTACGCCAACGGCGCCGCCCGCAACGCGGTCAACACCCCGATCACGCTCACCAAGCTGCGCGCCGTGGTGCGCGCCCTCAAGCGCCAGAAGGCGATGAAGATCACCAACATCCTCGACACCTCGGTCGACTATGGGACCAAGGGCATCGAGGCGTCTTTCATTTGCGCGGTCCATGTCGACGCCGAGTCAGATATTCGAAATCTGTCAGGATTCGTGCCGATCGCGCAGTACGGGCAGCGCCAGACCGTGCACCAGTACGAGTTCGGCGCGGTCGAGGACGTGCGCTTCGTGTGCACGGCGGACCTCGAGCCGATCCCCGACGCCGGCGGGGCGACCTCGACCATGGTCTCGACCAGCGGCTCCAACGCCGACGTCTACCCGATGCTGTTCTTCGGCAAGGAGGCGTACGGCGTGGTCCCGCTGCGCGGGCAGGGCGCGGTCGAGCCGACGATCATCCGCCCGGGCGTGCGCAGCAAGTCCGACCCGCTCGGCCAGCGCGGCTACGTCGGCTGGAAGACCTGGTTCACCAGCGTGATCCTCAACCAGGTCTGGATGGGCCGGCTCGAGGTAGCCGCCACGGCGCTGTAACCCACTGACCCCCGCGCGGTCGGTGGACGGCGCCGGCCGCGCGGGACGCTCGAAAGGACCCGACCCGATGACCTCCCAAGTCAAGACCGGCTTCGTGCTCGGCACCGGCACGGCGATCAACGTCGAGCTCGGCTGGGTGCCGGACTACGTGCAGCTCACCAACGTCACCGACGGCGACAAGATCCACGTGTGGCACCGCCAGCGGATGATGGCGTTCACCTCCGGCGGCACCACCGAGGTGGTCCCCGGCGACGTCCTGCAGGGCGCCACCAACACCAACGTGCGCGCCGAGGTCGAGCAGGTGTTCGTGACCAGCGGCACCTGGGCGGGCGGCGACGCCGCCGGCTTCTTCCTGTTCCGCGAGGAGCAGGAGAACGGCACCTTCGGCGCCGAGAACGTCGACCTGCTCGACCGCTCGGGTGCGTCGGTCAAGCTCGGCGCCGGCGTCGAGGTCGCCAACGTGGCGACGGTCACGGCACAGAGCGAGCTCGCCAATTTCGACATCGACACCGAGGTCGCCTCGGTCACCCCCGCCAACGGCATCCAGCCGTACGTCGGCGCCGAGGCCTCGAACGCGAAGGGCTTCACGATCACCGCCAGCGCGTCGGAGAACACGAAGCTGTTCGCCTACGTCGCCGTGCGCCAGGGCTGACCCGCCATGACCGTCACCCTGACCAAGGCGCAGGCCGAGCAGCATCTCTCCAAGATCGCCCTCGGCAGCCTGACCGACCTCGAGCGGCTGATGCGCGCGCTCGTGCAAGGTCACTTCGCCGGCGAGATGATCCCCGACGACACGATCGACAGCCAGCACTACGTCGCCGGCTCGATCGACCCCGAACACCTCGCCGAGGAGGCGGTCACCGGGGACAAGATCGCCGATGCCGCCGGCGTGCTGCGGCACGTCCAGGCGAGCGCCACGCTCGCCGAGATCAACGCCGGCAAGGTCCTGGTGCCCGCCACCGCGGGCAAGACGCTGCAGTTCACGAACGTCTTCGCCCTCGTTGACGGCACGTTCGCCGACGGCACGGCGGTCGTGCTCGAGGCTACCGACGGCACCGACATCGTCAGCATCGCCGTGTCGGCGCTCGGCGACGGGGCCTTCCTGTTCCCGTTCTCGACCGGCGTCACCCGCGTTCTGGGCGGCCACGTTGCCCGCGGGCGAGGGCATCCAAGTGGTCAAGACCGGCTCCGACTTCACCGGCGGCACCTCGATCACGTTCTTCCTGCAGTACGCGATCGTCGCCTGAACCTGACGCTTTTGGGGGAGGCGGGTGCCGCTGCCTCCCCCGGCGTCCCGAACGAGGCGTAGCACCCCCCATGAGCAAGCGAATCCCTCTCGTTGAGGCCAAGGCCGCGGAATTGCGCACTTTCGCACGGTCGCACCTCGGCATGCAGCCGCCAGTGACGCTCAGCACCGAGCAGCTGCGCGCGCAGATCGGCGCCGCCTGGGACAAGGATTACATCGAGGTCCCGGACGCCGACGCCACGGCGGCGCCGACGGCACCGCCGACGCAGGACCGCGACGCACCCGCCTCGGGCAAGATCCGGGTGGTGATCGCACGTACCGAGGAGGCGGGCGGCAGCGAGCCGGTGCCGGTCGGCGTCAACGGCGTGGTGATGCTGGTCCCGCGCGGCAAGCCGGTGGACGTTCCGGAGGCGTACTTCGAGGTGCTCAAGAACGCGATCGCCACCCATTACGACCAGGTCAATCACCCCGACGGCTCCATGGAGATGGTGCCGCGCGAGGTGCCGGCGTTCCCGTTCCACGTGCTCGCCTGATCGCCGCCGCTGATGGCGACCTATCTCGAGTTGTGCCAGCAGGTGGCACGCGAGAGCGGCACGATCACTGGCGTGCAGCCGACCACGGTCGAGGGGCAGACCGGCCGGCTGGCCAAGATCGTCGCCTGGGTCGACCTCGCGTGGCGCGAGATCCAGAACCGTCACGCGCAGTGGCGGTGGATGCGCGAGGACTGGTCGGCGAACCTGACCGCCGGGACCGACGCGTACACCGCCGCGTCGTTTTCCATCGCGCGCTTCGCCGACTGGCTGATGCCGCCCGCCGGCATCGTCTCGATCTTCGACCCCGCGCTGGGCGTGGCGGACGAGATCGTGCTCCCCGACCTCACGTGGCCGGAGTGGCGGCGCCTCTACCGGGTCGGCGAGCAGACCGCGGATCGCCCGCTGCACGTGGCGGTCAAACCGACCGGCGAGATCGTCTTCGGCCCCAAGCCGGACAAGACCTACACGGTCGCCGGCGAGTACCGTAAGGCGCCGCAGACGCTCGCCGCCAACGGCGACGTGCCGGAGATGCCGGCGCGCTTCCACGATCTGATCGCGTGGCGCGCGCTGCTCCTGCTCGCCGAGCACGACGAGGCCGAGGGCGGCTTCCAGATCGGCATCGCGCAGCGCCGCTCGATGGAGCTGATCGACGATCTCGAGCGCGATCAGCTGTTGCCGGTGCGGCTCCCGGGGCCGCTGGCATGACGCAGCGCACAGCGCACTACGCCCTCGGCGGCGGCCTCGATCTGGTCACCCCGCCGATCCAGGTCGCGCCCGGCATGGCGATCGCCGGCGTCAACTACGAGCCGGCCGACCCCGGCTACCGCCGGGTCGACGGCTACGAGCGGACCGACGGCCGCCCCGCGCCGTCCAAGGCGAGCTATTGGGTGCTCCGCTTTGCGCTCGGCGACACCGAGGTCAAGGCCGCGCAGACGGCCACTGGCGGGACCAGCGGCGCCACCGGCATCGTGCTGTTCGACGGCGTGGTCGAGAGCGGCTCGTACGGCGGCGGCGACGCCGCCGGCTTCCTCGTGCTCGCCGAGGTCACCGGCACCTTCGCGGACGGCGAGGATCTCGAGGTCAGCTCGGCCAAGGTCGCCGAGGCCGACGGCACCGCGGTGGAGCGCGGCGCGGTCGACGACGCCGGCGACAAGCTCTTCAGCCGCAGGGCGATCGAGCGGCGGCGCGACCTCATCGACCGCGTCCCGGGCCACGGCGACCTGCGCGGCCTGTGGATGCTCAACGGCGAGATCTTCGCGCTGCGCGACCACCACAGCAGCCCGATCAGCGACACCGTCAACGTCGCCGCCACGGCCGACGACGCCACCGAGGAGACCGACACCGGCAGCATGACCACCTCCGGCGACCTCCTCGGCCTGCAGAACGATCGCCTAGTCGGCCTGCGCTTCGCCGTCGCGATCGGCAATGGCCACAAGGTCTTCTCGGCCAAGGTCCAGTTCGCCGCGACGCTCTCGCTCTCCGATGATGTCGCGATCGACATCCACGGCGAATCCATCGGCGACGCGGCGGCGTTCACCACCACCGACAACGACATCTCGAGCCGCACCCGGACCACCGCCACGGTGCGCTGGCGCCCGCGGCCGTGGCTCGCCAACGCCGCCGGCGGCGCGGAACAGACCCCGGACCTCGCGCCGATCATCAACGAGATCGTCGGCCATTCCGGCTGGTCGAGCGGCAACAATCTCGTGCTGATCTTCTCCAGCCCGACGACGGGCGGCCCGGCGCGCCAGGCGGCGTCCTTCGACCACGCCACCCTCGCCGCGCCGCAGCTGCAGATCGAGCATGCTGCGGCCGTGGACGAGGCACGGCTGTGGCAGGCGACGTCCTCCGGCTGGCAGGCGCAGGACCTCGGCAACGTGCTCGCGTTCGACGCCGGCACGGCGGCGTTCGCCGAGGGCGAGACGGTCACCGGCGGGACCAGCGGGGCGAGCGCCACGATCCTGCGGGTCGTGGTCGAGGGCGGCGACTGGTCGAGCAACGACGCCGCGGGCCGCCTGATCCTCGGCACGGTCACCGGCGGGCCGTTCCAGAACAACGAGACGGTCACCAGCGCCAGCGGCTCGGCCACCGCCGACGGCGCCGACGCGGCGCAGGCGATCGCGCCGGGCGGACGCTACGACGCCACCGAGCACGTGTTCACCGGCTCCTCGAGCGCGCGGCGCAGCTATCTCGCCGGCGGGGTCGACCGCGCCTTCGAGTGGGACGGCGCGACCTTCGTGCCGCTCCACACCGGGCTCTCGGCCGCGCTCGACAAGCCGACCCGGGTGACGGTCCACCGCAACCACCTGTTCCTCGCCTACGCGGGGGGCTCGATCCAGAACAGCGCCACGGGCAACCCGTACAACTGGGAGGTCGTCAACGGCGCCGGCGAGATCGGCCTCGGCGACGAGGTGAGCGGGCTGCTCTCGACGCTCACCGTGATGCCGGTCTTCGGCGAGAAGAAGATCTCGATCCTCTACGGCGACGACGCCAACAACTTCGAGCTCCGCCAGCTCACCGACGACGCCGGCGCGGCGCCCTGGTCCGTGGCGCTCACCGACGCGCCCTTGTACCTGGACGCCCGCGGCATCCGCTCGCTCGCGGCAAGCGAGACGTTCGGCGACTTCATTCGCGGCACGATCACGCGCCTGGTCGAGCCGCTGATGCGCCGCCTGATCAAGACCCGCACGCCGCGGGCGGCGCTCCGGGTGCGGGCCAAGGACCAGTACCGGTTATTCTGGGCCAACGGCACGGGGCTGGTGGTCTCGTTTTTGCGCGAGCGGCCCGAGGTGATGCCGTTCGACCTCGGCCGGGCGCCGACGGTCACCCATGCGGGCGAGGACAACGACGACCGCGACCGGCTGTTCTTCGGCGACACCGAGGGCTGGGTCTTTGAGCTCGACTCCGGCACCAGCTTCGACGGCGAGCCGGTCGGCGCGTTCGTCCGCCTGGCGTTCAACCACCTCGGCTATCCGACCCGCAACAAGCGCTGGCACAAGGCGACGCTCGAGCTCGACGCCGGGCCCGACGCCATGATCGGCGTCGTCCCGGAGTTCTCGTACGCCGACCCGGACCTGCCCGCCGCGCGGGAGCTGAGCTTCGAGGTCCGCGGCCAGGGCGGGTTCTGGGACGAGGCCAACTGGGACGAGTTCTACTGGTCCTCGCCCGTCTACGGCCTGGCTGAGGCGCACATCGACGGCGTGGGCAAGTCCCTCTCGCTCGCGATCGTCTCCGAGGCGACCCACGAGGAGCCGCACACCGTCCACGGCGTCACGCTGCATTACAGCTTTCGGAGGCTGGTGCGGTGAGCAACGACTTCTTCAACCACGACAACCCGCTGACCCGCCAGACGCTCGCCCGGGCGGCCAACGTCAACGCGATCGTCGCGGGGATCGCGGCGGGCTTCGACAAGCTGCCCACAGAGGCCGAGCTCAAGCAGGACCGGGCCACCTACGCCACCGCCGGCGGGGTCGCCGACGTCTACACGGTGACCTCGATCTACCCGATCGCCTCGTACGTCGAGGGCTTCCACGCCCGGGTCAGGATCCCGGCGGGACAGACCAACACCGGCCCGTCGACGATCAATTTCGACGCCCGCGGGGCGCAGGCGATCAAGCGGATCGACGGCTCGGACATGCAGGCGGGCGACCTGCCCGCGGGCGGCATAATCGAGCTCACCTACAACGGCACCCACTTCGTCGCCACGTCGCTGCTCGCCGACGCGGTGGCCGCTGCCACCAGCGCCTCGGAGGCGGCGGCGAGCGCGTCGGCCGCGGCGACCAGCGAGGGCAACGCCGCGTCCAGCGCCTCGAACGCAGCGTCCTCGGCAAGCGCGGCGGCGAGCGATGCCGCCTCGCTCGAAAGCGGCGTGCTGATGTGGGGCGGCACGTCCGGCGGCAGCGCCAACGCGCAGACCATCACCGTCGACCATTCGATTGCCGGGTACGCGGCGGGCCAGCGCGTCGGCTTCATCGCCGGGAGCACCAACACCAGCGACGCCCCGACGCTCAACGTCAACGGCCTCGGCGCCAAGACGCTCAAGACCCGCGGCGGCGGGACCATCCGGGCGAAGTGGCTGCAGGCGGGCGCGTTCTACGAGGCCATCGACGACGGCACCGACCTGCGGGTGCGGGGCGAGTTCCGGCGCCGTGTGGTGCTCACGACCTCGGACCCGTGGAGCAAGCCCGCCGGTCTGCGCGGCCTCGCCGATCTGATCGTGGTCGGCGGCGGCGCGGCGTCGGGCGGCAACGC